GAGGAGCCAGGTTCTCATGGCGTATTTCGGATTCTCGTTCTGCTGCGGTTTCGGGCTTGCTGTCCGCACATCCTTTGCCATCTGGCTGAGTGCGAGGCAAAGCTGAATGTAACTCTTCAGCTGTCCTGCATGGATGCCGCCCTTGCGCTCCGCTGTCGGCTCATCGAACTGGAAGAGCCGGAACTCGATGGTGCCCTTCGTGAAGGTCGCATGGTAGTTGAGCATATGGTAGCGGCTGTCGTTGTAGTGCTGCGTCCTGCCGTAGCTTGCTCCCTGTGAGGTGTACCAGATGTCCGCAAGCTGGCTCATGGTCTTCGGCTTCTTGCGGTTGACCGCCTGCAGGAAATTCGGGTCCACCGTGCGGCAGTACCTGTCCATGCGGTAGCGGTCGAGCTTCAATGCCTCTGCGATCAGTCTCTCGTGGCTTGCCATGATGTTGGCAAGGTTGCGGAGCGTCTGCGGCGTGTGGCCGTTCGCTCCGATGTGGATGTGTACCCCGCATCCCCGGCTGGCATCGCTCTTCGCGCCCGCATGTCTCAGCTGTCTGCAAAGCTCCTGCAGGGTTTCGATGTCGCTGTAGGTGAGGATCGGCGTGACCATCTCACATTTTTCATCGTCCGGCCCGCTGATGGAAACATCCCTCTGGAATTTCCACTCGCGGCCTTCGCCGTCCCAAGCCGACCAGGTTTGATAACCGTTGCGGTATGCCGTGTTCTCGTATCTTCCCGTTCCGAAAAAGTCGGCGGCAATCTTCGCTGCCTTGCTCCTCTTGATGTTGTTCATCTCGACCTCGACTCCGATGGTCTGGTTTTTCATCTCGGTAATCTGTCTCTCTGTCTTTGCGTTCATGGTGTGTGCCTCCTTGAAATCCTTTGTTTTCCGAGGGTTTTGTTCCCTTCGGTGTGTCTATATATCACTCTGAACGCACATAATAGCAAGCTATATATCCACCAGACTTCGGAAAATTTTCAGGCACATTATTGTGTAGATTGTGGCTCGATTTTTGCCACCGAATCGACACTGTAGATCACATTCAGACTGCAGCCATTATCCCAATGCATGAGCAGGGAACCCGTGTCATCGATGCCCGTTACGGTTCCGAGCGTTCCGACAGGCGGTGCTTGGCAGTCATCCATCTGCAGGAGCTTCACGCGGGTACCGACAGGGTATTCCTTCTTCAGCCGTTCCAGTATCTCCGGTTTCATTCCTCGCATTCCGATTCCTCCTTCGCGGGCGCGCCGTTCTTCCAGCTTGAATTGCCGGAGAGGTTCTTCAGCAGAATTTTCCGTTCCGTTTTGTAATCCGCGCCGATGAAGCCGAGGCGAAGGAGAAAGCAGCGGAATGCGTACTTCTCATTTGCCACGTCTTTTTCCGTGGAGTTTACACGGCTCTGTTCCCTTGACATCTTGCAGATGGCGGCGATGAAGTGCGTGTAGGCTTTGACCGAATCAGCGTCCGGCAGTTCCTTGAACCACGGAAAAGCGATTCTGTCATCCTTGATTTCAAACCGGATGTCCTCCGTGCCGAGAGCCTTTTTGATGAGCGTCCCCTTGGAATCAAGAAGGTTGGTGAGGTTGCCGACCGATACCTTGTCGAGCGGAATCTCCACCGTAAGCCCCGTGGTTTCGCCCTGTGGCGCGTTGTCTGCGGTTTCGGATACTTCCTCGACCTCCGTGTCCACGCCGTCCTGCGTCTCACATTCAAATCCTGCGGCGGCGATAGCCTCAAGCACCTGCTCGACCTCCTCGCTGTCGGCACGGTCATCGAATTCGAGTGTGCCGTCCTTGGTTACCGTGAAGTAGGCGATTTCGTAGTTGCAGGTCGGCATGAATTTGTATTCAGCCTTTGCCCCGGTGGTCTCGGAGATGACCTTGACCAGTTCCTTGCGCCTCGCGCCTGTTACGTTGTACTTTACTTGCATTGCGTTTACCTCCGTTTTTGCTTGTTTTCCGTGCCTTGCGGCTGTACTATACATCACTCTAAAGCCCTGAAATAGCAAGCGATATTGCCACATTTTCGGCGTAGAATAACAGCCAAATATCAGCCCCGGAACTGTGAGTAATACACAATGCCTGACAGCACAAAACCAGCGCACGGAAGCGCGATGCCGTTGCCCCACATTTTGTATTCCGCCGAATCGGTGTGAGGATCGGAGAGCCACTTGATTATCTGCTTGTCCGTTTTCGGTTTCGATACCCCGGTCACGACTCTGCGATGGGTTTCAAAAACATCCCGCCAGAAAGAAAGTTCCTCATCGGACGGGTTCTCCGTTTCGAGGTCAGCGCACCACCAGTCGGGAAAGCCCTGCAGCCTTGCGCACTCGGTTGGCGTGAGCCTGCGGACAATGTAATAGGGTTCCTCGGTCACGGTCGGCGGATCTTTGTAATCCGTAGCGACCAGCGTGTTCGCCACATCTTCCTCCGCCTCGGTGTGGTAGGAATTCTTGCTCGTGGTGTACACGGGATGGGCGACTGCGCCGGGACCTTTTGCCACCATAGTCGGTTCGACTTCCTCTTCGATGGCAAGTCCGAACTGCGCGTTCTGTCCCATGTTGTATGTCGCGCGGTCGATGCCGTAAGCCACGCCGTGCTGTTCTGTGGCGTTCAATGTATAGCTGACATTATCCTCAGAGTAGCCGTTTCCCTTGTGGGAAGGACGGGTACCATTCCCCTCAATAGCTACCACAGCAATGCCGCCTTGATTGCAGCCCGGATCGGCGCACCTCGTATCGAGCGTCCGTGAAGTCTCCGCCTCATATATCCCGGCATGGGGATTGCCGGAAAGCATGGCGTGGCTCTGATCAGAACTTATGCCGTAGGCTTTCGGCTGGAAGACCATCGGCTGATTGTTTCCGCTCGTCCCGGCACAGGCGTTTAAGGTCTGCGCCACATCGCCAGTAACATCTCCGTTGTAGCGGTCAAAGCCATGTGCCTTGATCTCCACGACAGCCACGCCGCCCTGGTTGGAATCGGGAGCATTGCCGCCCGTGTCAATAGTCCTCGCCGTATCGGTTTCATAGCAGTTCTGCCTTGCGTTCCGTGTCCCTTCGGAAGTGAAACGCACATCAAAGGTCTTGGGTTCCTGTACAACGAGCGGCTGGTTATTGCCGCCCGTGCCGAAGGTGGCGAGGACGGTCTGCGACTTCTCCAGCGGTCCCGTGTATCTCGTGTCCTGCGAGTGGTTCTCAAACATCAATGCGGCAGGAACGACTCCCGCGCGGAGCGTAGGTGATTTTTCCTCCTCGTAACCGATACTCCTTGAGTCGGCGGAGTGTTCCGTGCAGAATCCTGCCGAGCCCATGACCACAGGCGGATGGTGTGCCTCGGCGCGGAGCGTTGCCGTCACGTCCTCGGTGATGTCCATACGCTCACCGCCCTGGTCGTTCAGGCAGATACTGCCTGTCTCTCCAGAGCTGCCTTCAATACCTGCGGCAGTTCCTTGCCACGCTTTGAAGCCCTCGAAAGGATGCCCTGACATGCCTTCGGACTCAAATAGTATTTTTCCGGCACGCAGTCCATCAAAATCTGCGACAAGGTAGATGCGTTTTCTTCTCTGGGGAACTCCCCAGTACTGAGCATCAAATACCCGCCATGCGACTGAGAAATTGTCTGCCATGACAAGTCCTGCGTTTGGCCATTTCTCATATCGAGGAATATCAGCTTTGTTTTCTTTGACGGAGCAGACCGCTTCGAGGACTGCTCTGAAATCCCCACCTTTGTTTGAAGAGAACGCACCCGTGACGTTCTCCCAGATGATGTATTTTGGATATTCGCCATTGGTAGCCTCCCTCATTTCTTTGACGATCCTGATTGCCTCATAAAAAAGAGAAGACCTGGAACCTTCCAGACCTTCCCGTTTACCCGCTATGCTCATGTCCTGACAAGGACTGCCAAATGTGATGATATCGACCGGCTCTATCTTTCCACCGTCCATCTGCGACACATCGCCGTAGTGCTTGACCTGCGGCAGCCGCTTTGTCGTTACCTTGATAGGGAACGGCTCGACCTCCGATGCCCACACAGGTGTGACGCCTGAAATGATACCCGCCAGCGGAAAGCCGCCGCTCCCGTCAAAGAGGGAGCCGAGCGTGAGATTATTCTTTTCCATCCGGCACCTCCAGTTCCGCAAAGGTGTATGTCTTGCCGTCCCTCTCCACGGAAACCTTATCCGCAGAGCCGACCTGCTCGATATAACGCTTCACGATGACATCACAGTATTTCTCATCCAGTTCTATGGTGGCGCAGCTTCTGTCGGTCTGCTCACAGGCAATCAGCGTGGAACCGCTGCCGCCGAACGGATCGAGAACGAGCGTGTTGCTCATGGAGGAATTCTGTATCGGATACGCCAGAAGCGGTATCGGCTTCATGGTCGGATGATCCGTGTTCTTCTTGGTTTTCTCAAACTCCCAGATCGTGGTCTGCTTGCGGTCGGAGTACCATTGGTGCTTGCCGTTTTTCTTCCATCCGTAAAGGCAGGGCTCATGCTGCCATTGGTACGGGCTTCTCCCAAGCACCAGACTCGGCTTTTTCCAGATACAGCAGCCGGAGAGATAGAATCCCGCATCAGCGAATGCCTTTCTGAAATTCAGCCCCTCGGTGTCCGCATGGAACACATAGATAGACGCATCGTCCGCCATGACCTTTTCGATATTGGAAAAAGCATCGAAGAGGAACTGGTAGAACTTCTCATCCGCAAGGTTGTCATTTTTGATTTTCCCGGCAGTACCTTCATAGTTCACATTGTACGGAGGGTCCGTTACCACGAGGTTCGCTTTCCGCCCCTGCATGAGTGTAGCGAAGGTTTCCGCCTTCGTGGAATCGCCGCAGACCAGTCTGTGCCGTCCGAGCGTCCACACATCTCCTGCTTTGGAGAATGTAGGCTTCTCCAGTTCCTCGTCCACATCGAAATCGTCCTCCTGCACATCGGAATCATCTCCGAAAAGGTCGGCAATTTCTGTGTCGTTAAAGCCCGTGAGGGAAATGTCAAAAGCCTCCGCCTGCAAAGCCTCAATCTCAACTCGCAGAAGCTCCTCGTCCCAGCCTGCATCCATTGCCATACGGTTGTCCGCAATGATGTAGGCTTTCTTCTGTGCCTCGGTAAGATAATCCACAAACACACAGGGCACTTCCGTGATGCCTTCCTCCCTGGCGGCGAGCAGCCGTCCGTGACCTGCGATAACATTGAAATCCTTATCGATGATCACGGGATTGATGAATCCGAACTCCCGCAAAGAAGCCCGGAGTTTTTTGATTTGCTCCGGGCTGTGCGTTCTTGCGTTGTTGATGTATGGTATCAGCTTGTCAATCGACACAAGCTGCATTTCGGTTGTAGTATTCATTGAATCAGCCCCCATTCCGCAAATTTCTCAAAGCCGCCGATCTCCGCGATGTATTTTCTTGCCGTCTCCACGATCTCCGTATACGGCACGCCGCCGACCATCTCATCACCGATGGAGCAGCACAGTTCAACAGGCTGTCCGCTTTCCTGCGCCTTGAGCCATGACCAGATATTCACGGACACATCAGCCTTGGAGAGGTCTTTTCCATGCAGACCGCCGCCCGTAACGGAATCACCCATATCGGAGCCGAGCTTGCGGTTGGTTGCTCCCGTGTCCACATCCGTGCCGCCCGTCCAGTCTCCGAGGGGATTGACCACAGCTTTCTTGTATGCTTTCTTCAGCTGCTGTGTTTCTGCGTTGCTCTGGCAGATGGTCAGGTTCTCGCCGTCAAGGATGTACTTGCCGTCAGCTTGATATTTTTCATAAATATCTGCGGCGATCCCCGTCAGCTTTTTCTGCTCATCCGTCACAGGCACGCCCTTGAAGATTCCGTTATCCCCGCAGCGGAAACCGTCCTCCTGGTTCTTGGAGAGGTGTCCGTCCTGCGGCACTTCCTGAATACTGATCTTCGCATTCCCTGCAATTCTGCGGACAATGTCTGCAATTTCTCCCTGCGGGATATGTACAGAAGTCTCCGCAATAATGTGACACATTCCGTGGCCGAGCAGGACTTCCACAGCAATCTTCGGATTCTCTTCTTTTCGGTATGCGGCATCCACGATAGCGCCGGCAATGCGGTCGGCGAGCTTGTCAGGATGCGCAGGATTTACTTTTTCAAACATAATTTTTCTGTCCTTTCAATTTTCAAAAACTATGGGTTCTGTTGCTATCTGAGCAGCAACAAGGTATGGTCTGCATTTTTCCCTAACCGATGCAACTAATTCCGATGACGGCTCTGGAACATCATTCTTATGACCGCCAAATTCTCCAAAAAGAAATGCGCGGGCTATATTGTAAGCCTGCGCACATTCGATAAGGTCTTCTGAGTGATGGAGAGAAATTCTCCGGTTGTTTATGCATATTTTGCTGACGTAATACCCTCGTGGTGGATAGTAGAACGCTCCAACATAACCGCTTTTATTTGTTTTCATCAGCCCTCGGTTCATTGCATTCTGCTGATTTGTAACAGGACGCAGGTTCTTCTTTCGGCAGTCGGTCTTATTTCTGTTTATGTGATCCACCTGAAAAGCAGGCTTCTCCTTAAGACCGAGCACTATCCAATGAAGATATACACACTTTTTATTTTCGTTTGGCGAGGAAATCACATATCCCTTCCAGTTCAAATGGAATCTGTACTCATTGACCAGATCAATATCTTCCTCATCAATCAAAAAATGTGTACCATCAGGCAGAACACCTTCCGCATATCCATCATGTATTGAAAATTCATAACTTGTTCTATCCATTCACACCCCTCCTTGCTCGGAGCAGGCGTTCCATCACATCGTCCTGCGGATTCGCTCCTCCATATTCAACTGAGCAGTTTTCACGGACAATCTGATAAATCTGATACCAGTCGGCATTGACCTGCTTTTTGTAATCACGGCTCATTGAAACATAAGGCGAGGAGATTGCATTTCCCGTAGTCGGATGCTTTGCGAGATATCCAAATTCGGATATTGCCTCCTCGCATTGAATCCAACGAGCCACGCTCATTGCATATTGTTCAATCAGCTGAGTGCTGACCAGCTTTTCACATCCCCTTGCTTTGAGCCACAGCCATGTTTCTCTGAATATTTCCTCGGCACAGAGGTCGCTGCCATTTTTCTGTTTTTTCTTCAGATAGTCTTTCACGGGAGGGATATCCTCGCCGTTAAGTTCAGCAGGGTTCGGCAGGTCGATAGAAAGCACCATAGCTTTGTTTCCTTTGCCATCCTGTATTTTTTCTGCCAGAGGCTTCCGCTTTGGACCCGTTCCCGGTCTGGGGCCGCCTCTGTTTGTACCGTCTTTCGCCATTAAATCACCTCGATTTTCTTGTCAGGGGTTAATACCGTGTTTGAATAGGAAAAAGCGCACACGAAGCCCCGCGCCGTTTTCCGCAGAAGCCCCTCGCAGAAATTTTGACCGCCCCTGGGGTTCAACGGTCGCCGCGCTCATGATGTATCTTTTCGTGACAGGAACGGCACAGCGACATGAGGTTCGACTCATCATGCGTCCCGCCCTCAGAGAGAGGGATGATGTGGTGGACTTCCTCCACAGCAACATACCGTCCGTTCTTCAAGCACTGTTCACAGAGCGGATGCTTGGTTGCGTACCGATGCCGGATGCGTGTCCAGGCCCTGCCGTAACGCTTGCCAGGTGAGTAACCTCGCTGGAACTTCTCGTAGTGCTGTTCCATAGTCTTTGCGTGTTCCTCACAATAAACGCCGTCCGTAAGGTTCGGACAGCCGGGAAAGCGGCACGGTCTCTTTGGTTTTCTTGGCATAATTGCCGCCTCCTTCCGCGCATAAGAAAAGCCCCGGAAGGATTGCTCCTCCGAGGCTTGTCTTATTCTACTTTGCTATTGTAATCATACCATAGGTCAAGTGTGCCATACTGTGCCAAACCGTGCCAACTTTCAATCCGGGAAAGAAAAATTCTGGAGAGCCGTCCCGTGTATGCGATGTACCGTGCGGAGCGATACGTTCAGCATCCGGGAAATTTCCTCCCAAGTACAGTCGTCAAGATAGCGGTAACGGAGTACCAGCTGTTCATCGCGGTTTTCAAGCTTATCGATTGCCGTGTTGATCTCTTCCTTGAGCCGTACAAGGTACGCCACCTTTTCCTCCACGCTCCGCTGTATCTCGTCTATCTTTTCAAGACACCTCACGAACGGAGCCTCGGTCGGACGGTTAGGACTGTGTGGCATTCCATCGAACCTCATGCTTGAAACGCTGTCGGACAGGTCTTTCCAGTAGTCAATCTCACGCAGGCGGCAGTTGATAAGTGCGTCCATGTGCCTCGCCTGATTTAAGTATTCTTTAGCGGTCATGCTTCCACCCCCATTTGAAGGGAGCGGATCAGCATCTCGCCGTCAAGACTTGTTAAAACTGAGAACCAGTCGGAACGGAAAAATCTCTCTACTTCATCTTTGTCTGCAAGAGCCGTCTTGTTCTTGGGATTTGCCTTGAGGCACTTCAGCGCCATGCGGTAGTCCCGCACAGCCTGCAGAATAATGGCGTTCGCCAGATTCTCGTAGTTTGTGATGTCGCTCATATGCGATACCTCCCATTTTTCGGAATCAGGCATCGTGCAGAGGAGCATTGTGCATCTATATGTGATTGCGTTGCCGCATTGTTTTCAAAATTCAGTGTTCATTGCAGGGAGCCTCGATAACGGCTCGCACCTCATCCACGGAGCGGACGATGATCGCCACGCCTCCGGCTTTGAGGATTTTTCGGATGGTAGCCTCCTGCAGTTTGGTAGGCTTGCCCGTTTCGGCCTTTACTTCAAAGGCGTAAAACCGCCCATCCACACAGGCTATGATATCGGGTATTCCCGCCGTGCCGTACATTCCGCCATGCTCTTTCCAGGCAAAGCAGCGAGGCACGGCCTTCAGATATTTCATGATTGCTTTTACGATGTCTTTTTCAAGCATCCTCGTGTCCTCCTTGGTAACCACGTAACCGTGTAACTTCATTTTGGAGAGGTCTGCCTTTTTACACGCGCACACATGCGCATACGCACACGAGAGAAAACTTTTCCGTGTATCTCTCTATATATAAGAAGTTACAGAGGTTACAAGTTACGTGGTCAAAGGTTCTATCTCTGTGACCTCAAATCCCGTAATATCGCAGTTTTTCCGCAGAAGGTCATAGTCGATTACCCAGCACTTATGATTATCTGTGCCGATCCGTTTCTGCTCGTTCGCCGCGATAAAATACTCGGAATGCTGAAGCTGTTTCTTGAACTGTGCGTATGTCAGCACTTCGCCGACAATGGCGTAATCCTTGCGGTACTTGGTATAAAGATCGTAGACGGGAGTGAGCCAGAGATACAGCTTTTCTCCGTCAATCTTGTAATATACCTTCGGATCGAGCTTCATTCTTGCCATGATCTCAAACGTCTGCTCCACGATGCTCTGGTTATTCGTGCCGCCGTCAAGGAGATAATCCTTCGCCGCAAACTCCATGTACTTCGTGCAGATATCCATGCCGAACGGGAACACCGCATCAAAGGCAAGATTGAACTCAATGCAAACCTTCTCCAAAAGACGCAGTCCCGCCCAGCAGCAGGCAAGGTTGGAAACGATACGGCTCGGAAGGTCGGCGTTGAACTTGTCCTTGCCCTCGATGTACCATTTCTCCGCATCTGCGGGAGCGATTTTCAAAGCGGTATTAAGCAGCGTCCTTCCGAAATCGGAAAGCAGCGCCTCATGTGACAGGATGCGGTTGAACGCCATGCGATGGTCTGCGTTTTTCAGGTCTTTCTTTGAGAAAAGCAGTTCAATGCTCCTCTCACGGATAGCCGCCTCGTCCGCAGACTCCTCGCCCGCAACGATGAGAGGCGCGGAAAGGTCATAAGTTACCACGGACAGGTCGGCTCTGCCTCTGACACCCTCATGCCCGTCATAGGAATCGCGGAAATGGTTATACAGGGTAGCCAGCTTGATACGGTCCATTTTTGACGGTTTGAACTCGTCCAAGGGCAGAGGGATAAGGTTGGAAGACGCCGACTCCTTCATCAGAGTGAACGCCGTCACCTGCGTAGCGGCAATGACACGGTTGCCGGAGAATATCGGCAGGAGGACTCGCTCCAAGGTGGTCGACTTTCCGCTGCCCGCCTCGCCGATGAGGAAAAGATGCGGAAACTTCACGCCCCTGATACGCAGATGTTCCTTGACAAAGCATCCACAAGCCCATGCCAGAATGGATATGGCTTTCGCAGGCTCGTTGTACGACATCAGCAGTTTCCCGATTTCGATGAGCTTGTCCTTCGTCAGCGGATCGCAGCTGATGATGCCGCTCTCTATGCTTTTGTACTTGTCAAGCTGGACGATGTCCGGCACGGCCACGCCTCCGCTCTCTATGGAGCCGTCCTTGGAAACAAAGACCAGCCTGCCGTCATGCTCATAGATACCCATAGCCTTGACGCCGCGCTTCTCGTCCCATTCCAGTTCGGAGATGTATCCCTTCAAAAGCTCCAGATCGCCGTCGCCGCCGAGGTAGGACAGAGCGATGGTGTTCTTGTTCAGCAGGTTTTTGAATTTCTGCTGATTGGAAAAATCGGTGGTCATGAAGGTAAGGCGGTATGTCTCTCCCCGCACGGTCACAAGGTCAGCGGTCAGCTGCGTCTCATCCTCGGAGGTGATCATCTCCACGGGCTGGAACACGAAGTTCGTGATGGGATAGGTATTCTCACCCTTGGAGCGCCAGTATCTGCCCTGGAACTCAAAGACGGGACTGTCACCGCCGGGAGAATAGACATTCTCTGTTGACTCGATAGCCTTGTCCAAGGTCTCCTCGCCATAGGTCGCGCCGTCCGCATGGTGCTTCTCGTCCCACTTCTGACGGTAAAGCCCGGAGGCACGGAAGATGCGCTCCATCTGCTCCTTGTTCTTTCCCGACCAGAATGCGAGCTTGCGGCAGAAAGCCATATCCGCCTCGGACTGGCTCTGGAACGCGCCCTGCCAGTTGCCTTCAAGCAGAGCGGCAAACGCCTCGCCGTCCTCGGAGGACTTCGCCTTTTCGATAAGCTCCTCATCAGTCATTTCCACGGGAACGCCGCCGGAGGACTTTTTCTTCTTTGCCTTTTTCTTTTTCTGCTTCTTGATGTATGTTTCGTGAATCCATGCAAGGGTACCGTTGTCCTCTGCGATGGCATCAAGGGAGCCTTCGAGCTGCTTTCCAGTCACGGTAAAGTATCTCGCCGTTTCATACATCTCCACGCCCGTTTCGCTGTTCTTGCTGCTGCCGGACGGCTTTACGCCCTTGAAATAAAGATGCACGCCATCGCCGGAGGGAGAAAACTCCACATAGGTTGGCTGCTTTGCGATGATAGCCTTCGCCACCTCATTGAACTCGCCCGTTTCGGGATTGTAGCAATGATCCACGTCCACGCCGACAAAGCCGTCATCCTTGGTAAACATATATCCGATGCCCGTATAGCCGTATTTCTCATAAGCCTCGAACGCCGTCTGGTAGTCCGACCATGTATTCGGATTGTTGGACATCGCGCCCTTGCCCGTCACGGGATTAATGGGCATCTTCCTCGGCTTGCCACCGTCCTTGTCCGGCTCCAGCCGCCAGCACACCCATTGCTTTCTGTTCTTTATTTCCTGCGGAAAACTCATCCCGACACCTCCTCGCACTGCTCCGTGAAATATCGCAGAACGATGCCGCGTTTCTTCGCACGGTCAATCTCAGCTGCCATGCCGCTTGAAACCGTATCGCCGAATACCCAACACTCCCTGCAGCCGTCCAGATACACCATCCCCATGAAAAGCCCCAGTTCACGCTGCGCCGAATCATCGTCCGACATGAACTGCGGGAAAAATAAATGGCTGGCGTAAGGGATGTATCCCTGTTCTACGGCAAAGGCACAGTAGCGGCGAGCCTTCTCGATATTCCTCTGTGTATCTCCTGCGAACGGTGAGCAGATATATATTTTCGGGAGATACTTCCTTTCCTGTTGCTTCATTGTGGCTCTTTTCTCGGCACGCTCCTGGCGAGCGATATTTGAAAGAGCCTCGCCCGTTGTGGGATCGGGATAACCTTCGCTATTCCTGAACATCCGGCTTCACCTCTCTTTCCATAAGACCGAGTGCAATGTTCTCCGCATTAGAACAGAGTACGTCGAGGTTGCCCAGCTTTTCATACATTCTGCGTCTCTGTGCGTCCATCATCGAAAAATACAGATCGCCGTCCTCGTATCCGATAAGCAGGAAGTCTGCGCTCACGCCGAAATAATCCGCCATAGCAAGCACCTTGTCGGGCGTCGGTATGGTGCGCCCCTTGATATGGAGCGAAAGCGACTGCTGACGAATACCAAGGTAAGCTGCCAGTTCCTTTTGCGTGGTAGGTTTTCCCGTGTAGGGATGCCTCTTCATAAGTTTCTGCAATGTTTCGGGGAGCCTGTACTCCCGTTTCTTTATATCCATGGGTCAGTCCTCCAATTCTTCCATTTTTCCGAATCTCGGTCCCACCGACGCCTCCGCTACGATAGGCACGTCAAATTCGGGATAAGGCTGCTGTTCCATGCACTCCTTGACGAATGCGATAGCCTCACCCAGCCTGTCGGCAGGCAGTTCAAATACCAGCTCATCGTGAATCTGCAAAAACGGACGCAGCCACATCCGCTCCGATATGCCCTCAATAATCCGACCGCAGGCGGCTTTTAAGATATCCGCCGCCGTTCCCTGGATAGGCGTATTCAGAGCGCACCGCTCCGCAAAGGAGTGCTTTCCCCAGTCATCGGAGAGCATACCGACCAGGTATCTGCGCCTGCCGAGCCATGTTTCCGCATAGCAGGTTTCCTGCGCCCGTTTCTTTGTTTCTTCCTGCCAGGTGGTAAGCCCGGAGTATCCGGCTTTCAGGTTGTCGATGATTTCCCGGCAGCGGTCGAGTGAGGTATCAAGCCCCGCCTTGAAGCGCAGCGTGGTCTGGAGTCCTCTCGGAAACAGACCATAGAACACACCGAAGTTGCAGTTCTTCGCTATGGTGCGATGCTCCTTATAGTCGGGAGCGTTCTTGTCGACCGCCACCTCGAAGGGAACTCCGAAAATAACGGAAGTGGTCTGTGCGTGTATGTCTCCGCCGCTGCGGTAGGTCTCAAGCATCTTCGGATCGCGGCAGTAGAATGCGCCCACACGAAGTTCTATCTGCGAGAAATCCAGCGACATCAACAAATTGCCGGGAGCGGCAATAATAAAATTACGGATGCCGATGGGATCATTGGTCTTGCGCGGACAGTTCTGAAGATTGGGATTCCTCGCTGCAAAGCGCCCCGTCTCCGTGCCGAGCGGCATAAGGTCGGGATGGATGCGTCCGGTCGCCGTATTCACATGGGCAAGGTAGCCGTCAATATAGGTGCTTTTCAGCTTGCCCCATTTGCGGTATTCCTGGATAAGCTCGAAGAGCCTGACCAGTTCTGGACGGTTCACGGTACACCACTCTTTAAGCATCTGCATGGCGGCATCGTCCGCCGCCTCCTGGTTCTTCTCCGTTTTCTTCATGACAGGAAGTCCCAAGTCTTTATACAGATACTGCTTGAACGCAGAGGTGGAGGCATTCGCTCCGATAGCCACTCCGCCCGTAATGCTGTCGATTTCCTTCCTGATTTCAGAAATCTTCCCATCGGCTTCTTTCTGGCGTTCAAGCATCAGGTCTTTATCCACGGGAACGCCGTTATATTTCATAAGGCCACAGTACACGGCGGTCGGCGATTCAAGTTCCTCCACTATGACACGGTGCTGCGGAAGGAAGCGGTCAAACCACTGATTGAATTTGTAATAGAGCCGCAAGGTATAGTCGGAATCGGCGCAGGCATAACGCAGAGCCTCATTCTCCTGCGGATTCATCTCGTCAAAGTGCCTGCCCGCCGTGACTTTTTCAAAGGACGGCATATCTGCACAGAAAAGCGAGGTGGCGAGGAGCTTCAGACCGCTGTCATGCAGCCCCCGGAACTCCCACTTCGATTTGAGCGTCAGCTGTGCGGCGGCAATGGTGTCATAGCACGGAGCCTTGACCACGATGCCCTGCGCATAGAGGAACATCGCCTCGAAGGATAGGTTGTGCGCCACCTTTACAACCGACTTGTTTTCATAGAGATTTTCTTTGAGCCATGCCCAAAGAAAATCCGCGTTTTCAATGTTCTCGCCGATCTTATGTGCCACAGGGACATAGACCGCGCTTCCCTCGGAAACAGAAAAACTGACGCCTGTGATGTGCGCTTTATGCGGATCGAGCGCCGCCCTTGCCTCATTCCGATACGGCTCATCGGGAGCGGTCTCAAAGTCAAATGCCACGACAGGCTGCCCCACGAGATAGTCCTGCAGGTCGGGCAGCTTGGTGACTGAATGGTAATTTTCCATCTGTATGTCCTTTCCGAAACCATGCCATGACGGAGAAGGCTGTCCCTCTCCGCCACGGCGGTTCCTTCGTTTATTTGCCGGTTAGTTCAGAGGCTCGATGATCTCGCCCGTCTCCGGGTCAACATTCACAGCATTAGCCTCCTCGGTGTCATAGCCCACGCTGGCGCTCAGTTCCTTCACCTGTTCGCTCATAGCGTAAACGAGCGCGTATTCCTCCGGCGTAAGTACACGGTCAACGGAGAACTGCGCCTGCGAGTATGCGATGCCCGTGTTGCTGTTCGCCTTCTTCAGCGTGAAGCGGGTAACCACGGCGTTGGAATTCTTGTACTTCGGCAGGATACGCATGAGGTATCTGGTGAAGCCTTTCAGGGAGCCGGTGGGAAGCGACAGGATCATCGGGAAGATCTCGCCCTCGCGCAGGAGATACAGACGGCGGCGGTTCTTGCAGGCTTTCGCACCGTTCTTGCCGGAGCCGAATGCATTGTAGGGACAAGACTTGCACAGCCCGCCGGGATTGCCCGTTCCGCATACTCCGTCATAACTTCCGCAGTCGGGAGGGTTCGAGCCGCCCTGGTACTCCTCCTTGTAGTAGGCGTTCAGCGGATGCTGATAGAGGATGACGGCGGAGAATTCCTTCACGGTCTCCGGCTCATCGGGATCATCGCCCGGAATCTCAAAGACGGTGCCGCCTCCGCTGGGAATCTTGATGCGCTCGAAGGAGGCGGAAAGCCCCGACATCTCCTCGGCCATCACATCAGTGAGGTTAAAGTCCTTCAGTGCGAGATAGCCCGCATTGTTCGTTGTGGTGATTTCAGTGTTCTTGCTCATGGTAAATTCATCCTTTCTTTTACTTGCGCGCCGCTTTGCGGACGCTTACCCTGGTCTGCTCGAAAACATTGACCAGACCTTCCAGCCATTCGGGCAGTGCTTCATCGTTCTCTGTGATCTGTTCATTGACGAAAGCGGAGAGGCTGTTTGCATTGACCGTCTCATACACCAGATCGCCGTACCCCTCCGCCTTGAGAGCCGCATACAGTTCATCCTTGCGGTCTGCCGCGGCTGATGCCCTGGTCTTATGCGTAAGGGAGAACATCGTCCCGGCTCTCGTGAAGTTCTGCGTCTCGGTATCCGCCATCATGGTGGCGAGACGGTATTCCACATCGTCCAGCGCGGCATTGATATCCTTCACACGCTGTTCCGCTTCCTTCTTCTCATCGCGGAGGCTCTTAAGCTGCTCCGCAAGGTCGTACATCATGTCTGTAACTTCCATAGTGAAAAATCCTCCTATTACTGAAATGGATTGATACCCCTGCGCCAATCGTCCACGAGGCTCTTGGCGAGGTTTGCTTTGGTTCGGAGTGCCTGCATGACCTTTGCGTCAACGGTTTCCTTGGCGATAAGGTGGATGTATGTGCAGGGATATTTCTGCCCCGCACGGTGAATCCTCGCCCGGCACTGCTCATAGTTGCTCATGGAATAGTCCATCGAGTAGAAAATCATGGTCGATGCCGCCGTGAGCGTTATGCCCATGCCCGCCGTAGCGACCTGACCGACAAACACCTGCACCTCCGGGTCCGTCTGGAACTGCTTCACCTGTGTGTCGCGGTCCTTGACATCGCCCATGATGAGCGAGTAGCGGATGCCTTTCTTACCAAGCATCTTGCAGATGGCGTGGAGCTCCGGCACAAACCGGGCAATGACAACGAGTTTCTTGCCCTCCTGCATGGAGGCGTCCACCAAATCCTCAAGTACCGACAGTTTGGCATTGCTGACCTGCTCGACTGCGCTCGTCTCATCGTTTCCGAGGAATCCGCCTGTCAGCTGGCAGAGCCGCAGGAGCCGTGTCAGAACATTGGTCGTGGTGACTTCCTCGCCGCTCTTAAGTTCCGCATAGCTCTCATCAACGAGGGACTTGTAGATTTTCAGAGCCTGCGGTTCGAGGTCCACTTTCCGCACGATGTCCGTGGTATCAGGCAGGTCGAGGCATTCGGCTTTGGTTGCCCTGAACGCTATGGAGTGCATACGGCGAGTGAACTCTTCCTCCATCGAAGCCTTCATGACAGGCGTGTGCTGCCCGTAGCCCGTCATGAAGAAATACTTGGATCGGAAGGTGTAAAAGCTCTGCCCGTAGATGGCGGGACTCAAGAACTTGTACTGACTGAAGATGTCGATTGCCTTGTTGGTCACGGGCGTTCCCGTCAAAAGCATCCGATATCTCGCCGCCGCGCCGAGCCTGTGCATCGCTTTGGATGCGGAGGTCTTATGCGACTTGATCTTGTGTCCCTCGTCCGCAGCGATCATGTCCGGCTTCCAAGCGGAAAGCTCCGCTTCAAGCCTCCATGCCGATTCGTAGTTCACGACCACGACCTGCAGGCCGTCACCGTCAAACTCACGCAGGAGCTTCTTTTTCTTCTCGCCGCTGCCCTCAAGCACCACGAGCGAATAGTCGAAAGCTGCGAATTTCTGGAACTCGTCAAGCCACACACCTGTTATGGAGAGCGGGCAGACCACGAGCAGACGGTTGATCCTGCCGAACTCGTAGAGCGTTCCCGCCACGCCGATGGTGGTGAGTGATTTTCCCGTGCCCATTTCCATTAGCAAGGCGGCTCCGCCGCTCCTGACCTGTGACGGCAGGAGTCCGAACAGGCCGAGTGTGAACTCGTAGGCTCTCTGCTGGTGTCGGTACGGCTGCACCTTGATAGGCATCTTTCGGAGACGCTCGAGTGCGGACTGGATGGTCATATTCCCTTCATCCAGCTTCATCCGTTTCTCCCTTCCGATGCCGCCGTTTCCGGCTTCATCTCGTGTATCTCGACCGACTCAACCGACTGACCCGTAGACAGCAGGTATACTGTCGTAAAATCCCCAAAAAGCCAGTGGAGGAGCCTCTGCGGGAGCCTGCGGTCGGCTCCCTCCAGAATCCGCTCCTTTGCAGATCTTGCGTCGGTCACATTGATCCTGACCCTGTGCTTCATACCCATTTTCGATTCCTCCTTTCGTGGGTGCCCTGTTTGTTCCTACGCTTCTAAAGGCCGCAGGAAATGGCGGAATCTAAAGGGTGCGGAAATGTTTTTTCAGTTCCCCGCTTTCTTTCAGCTTGCGGGTAATATCTTTCACAATCTGGCCAACGCGCACTTCCGATATCTCCAGCTGCCTGCTGGCATACACCTGCGTCTTTCCGTTCCGGAAGACGATCTCGTAGACCTCCTTCTCCCGTTTCGTGAATCCCTGCACCAGCCGTCTCATGCATTCCACGGCGGTCTCTTGGTCATCCCTGGAAAATGGGTCCGCTGCAATCTCACGCTGTATGTGGGAAGAGTCACCAGCCACGCCCTCATCCTCGTTTCCCGTGTCTGCATCCAGATAGATGAACGTCCTGTGGATGCTTGGAATATCTGCCGGATGGGGCTTGTACCCATGCTCCGCCTCAAATTCCCTTATGAAACGATCCCGTTCCTCTTCCCTGGATGCCCTGTCTTCCGGGGAAAGCCGGATTTCCTTGCAGTTGACCCGGACTTCCGCATCATCGATGGCGTGCATCGCTTTTGTGAGCGCCTTTTTCTGAACCACGTCAAGCTCGGTCATCTCCGTATCCGTCTCCGGATTGAATTCATAGAGCAGTCTCCCGTCCTCGTCATACTGTTTGTATGTAGTCCTTTTGCTGGTGGGTGTTTTCCTGAACCGCATTTTTCGGTCCTCCTTTCTGCTTTTAAGCAGAGCGGCGGACACGAAAAAGGCCGGTGCTTCCGAAGATTCACCGACCGGATGCTTTGGAAATATACCCAAGCACGACAAGTAAACGGTGGACTTCGGAATTTTGAAAAAGGTAGAGTTATCCCTGTTTCATTTTCCTTTTAATGTCCACCGCCCTGCGTAAACTCGAGTACTTCCGCAAAGCGGATTATTGAGGTTTCCCCCAAAACTGATTACAGAATATCACAGAAAATGACATGCAAATCCTACTCATGGAGTAGGACAAAAAAGCACAAAAAAAAGCCGTACAGAAGTTTTTTAGCCTCTGTACGGCGGTAAAATCCTACTCGTTGGGTAGGGTCAACTCATATATAGACGTTATGATCGTTTAAGAATTTCTTTATGGACGACATTTTCTGTCCGGCCATCGTCTGAAGCGCAGTGTCTATCCAGATATGCGCTTCGTTACGGTAAAGCAATGTGCATGGGGATTGTTCAAAGATATGGTTGCTGAGCTTGTACGGTATCTTCAGCCCGAAACAGATCAGCGCGAGTGACTCGACCTCTGGCGGGTTCTTGCCGTTTATGATGCGGCTAACCACGTCAGGGTTCATGCCGATGTCCTGGGCGAGCTCCTTGTATGACATCTTGCTGTCCTTAAAAACGATCTGGAGGCAGACCACATAATCCGTCCCGAACTGTTTGTACAACTCCGCATATCGGATGACCGACTCATCAAGTGCCTTCTTCTGCTTTTCAGGTGTGGAATTCTGGAGTCCCTCACCATATGAAACGCTGATTGCTACTTTCGCGTCCTTGTCTTTATTAAGGAAACAAACCGTGTAATATTCCTGGTCGCCACAGCCCTCCACAGCCATGTCGAATGCGAGGCAGCACTCATCCATGTGGTTGACGGCATAATCCGTCAAGGATGCCACGCCGTCATCGTCATACCTTATGTACCTGCCTGACGCGATGACAAGGTGCGAATCCACATACTGATAGGAGCCGTCCGACACAAGTTCCTTCAGCTTCCTGTTGGACATCAGGTCTCTGGCAAGCTCCTCGGATGAGATGACAAAGGTCTGGTTCTCTTTCAGGGCACCCTTCCGATACCTGAACGGCTTGATGTAGCGACCGTCCACATAATTGAACGTCCCGACGGCCTCCTCATAACCTGCCTCGACCATGCGAATCTTCGCTGCAAGCCGCGACACGCCAAAATCAGTGGCAAGGGTGTCAATTACGGGTTCCATGATGTCGATCAGGTCGAACTTTCCCGTCCTCTCCCTGATTTCTTTGATCCTTTTCGATGCCATCAATTTGAACGCACGCATGGGCATCTGTATCCTCGGGGTCAACGCATTCGCCTGCCGCTCCATTATGCTGACGTCGCTGCCATCGCGATCCTTGATCCCACCGACGACCCGGCAGCCGATCATGCTGACATCGTCGTTGCAGAGCCGGTCCAGTTCGAACGCCTTCCTGTGGATGTCCCAATGGACGCACTCATGGATGATCGTATTGTTGACCTTGCCGAGGTTGTAGAGGAAATAGGTCTCTGGATCCACGAGGATGGTCCCCGCCTCAATATGTACGGCCTCCATCTGCCCGGTCTTGCCGTCGTAGAGCTCCGTATCGCAGTCCCTAAAATAGACCTGCCCGAACACGCTGCAGTCCTCGGTGATAGGACGTATTATCACCTTAAGCCCCATGCTTTCCGCGACCTTCATGGGATCAACATAGTCCACTTCTACAAGGGCTGCCCTGTAATTCCTGCGCAGGAAGTCCTCGGCCGCCTGCTCGTAGTCCTCTTTATTTATCACGGGGACGAGGCTGTCATACATCTTCTTTTTATATTTGTCCTTCGAGTTGTAAATCTCAATGCCGTTAACCGTGAAATCATCGAGATTCTTTTCCAGATCGCCCGTGCAGCGCAGGACGAACCATTGCTTCGGCCACTCCACCTCATCGTAATGGTAGTCGCCCTCATGCACCTCTATGTGTGCCTCGACGCGAATGTCAAAACCGATCTGCATCCCCGGAAGGTCGTAGGCATCCACATGGAGAACCTCCGTATCTGACAGTTCAAAATCCCCCGGCTGGTGGATTTTGTAAAGCCGAAGCTCAAGCGCGTCAAAATCCTCCTGCCCGGTCTCGTCGATATGGGTAGCTATGGAATTGAATATTTTGTTGTCGAACCGTTTCGACACATACTCTTTGAAAGACCGATGCTTTGCCAACACTTTCTCCTCCCTACCGTGTCACTCCCCGTTTACGACCCATGCCCCGCTTGTATCGGAACCGCTCCTGTGGATCGTCCCTCTGTCCTTGAGTTTGTTGATTGCAGTCCTGGCTTGTGTTTCCGTAATGCCCAGTTCCATCGCAATCGTCGCCCGCGACGCTGACGGGTTCTTCTTTATCAGTTCCAGCACCCTCGCCACGCGGTTCTCTATCTCATCTGATTTTTTTTGTTTGTTTTTTTTCTCTGGCTGTTTCTCTGGTTGTTTTTCAAAAATAGCCGGAGATTCTTCCTTTTCAACCAGAGGCAGTATTACTGTCGTCCGGTTCGGTTGCCCATCGCCGAACCTCTCTTCAACGGTGGGCTCCACATATCCGGCTTCTTCCCATGTGGCATAGATGTCCGGCACCCCGCTACCAGCCCTCTCCCCGTAGCCAATGAGGTTGAACATCTTCATAATGCTCCCGTTCCTCGGCTCCGACTCACCGCCGCGGAGCATCTGCTGTTTCCCGACTATGACCGTCCCCGGATTCTTGATAATGATCCGGTCAAGGTACTTGTCCACCACAACGCCCCTCGGTTCATAAAAATCGCTGTTCACGAGACAGTTGACGAGTGCCTCTCGGACGGCATCATGGATGGGGGTCTCATCCACGCGCACCATGTTCACGAGCTTGAATGGCTTCTTCAAGTCCAGCACCAGTTTCGCAGACACTCTTGTAAAGAAATCGAACACGTTTCCAGACCAGTCGCCGGACTGGGACTGTATCCTGTCCGTCCACCGCACGTCCGGCTGCAAATGCTCCCTGAAATCCAGAAAATACTGCGGATATTCGTAAAGGATCATATACTCCTGCCCGAACATCAAAAGCCCCGCGCCCGTCGGCGAATATTTCCCTTCTCCTGTTTTCCTTGCCGCCCCGATGTTTACAAGGAATTCTTCATCTGGCAGGGAAAGAAACACGTGGCCGGGACGCTTCGACTCAAGCGAGAACTTGTAGGACTTAACTGTATCCTGATTCAGGTCCGCAATGTCCATACCTTCAAGCACCTTGCCATCGACCGTTTTCCTCAACTGATCCCTGACCATCGCTTGCACTTCTGCCTTTGTGCAATGGTAATCCCCCTCATTATTCCGCTTGAAGGAATTTTTGAACATATCCTTGTTGATGAACACGGGCTTGTCAGCCCTGTCTGCGGCGGGCACATGAATGACCAGGATGGCATCCCCGTCTATCTCGTAGGTTTCCATGTCTTTCTCTCTCAGAAGGTTGATGCTCACCTTGTTGCTGTCGTTGATCTGGTTCCAGAAGTTCCGCCTCAGTTTCTGGACATCCTTCATCCCCGTGGTAAACCATGATCCGTCCTTCCGCTCCCTAACGCCGCAGATTATCACTCCTCCATAGGTGTTCGCCATAGCGGAGTACGTCTCCCAAAGGCTAACGGGGAGCCCTCCTTCCGCTGCCTTTACTTCACGGCGGTTGTCCTCCTTATATGAATCGAATTTCGCTATATCAAAGACTTCGTTCAA